CCAACTTTCTCCTTATATGTAGCCATGATTATTTATTCTTTAACAACCAACCTTGAGTTCCATCTGTATAAACTAAAGTATTAGCTGCCCTTTCTACTGAAACTGTTAAATCTGCTGTTGAGCCATTGATTTTTTCTGAACCATCTGCTGCAATTGTAAATGTGTTAGAATCAAATGTGCCTGCGTAATCTATAAATACTATTTCATCACCTATTGTACCTGCAGGTAAAGTCATTGTTATAACTCCACTTGTAGTGTTTACAAAATAACCTTCACCAGCTACTGCTGTAAAAGAAGATGTTTTTACTGCTTGCCATGATGTACCACCTGATACTTCAGCAAAAGATAATTGACCAACTGCTGTTGTACCTGAACCTGTAATACTAGCTACTTTTAAAAATCTATCTGCTGTAACATTTCCAGTGGGAAATTTTAATGTGTAGCTCTGCCCTGAGCTATGTGGAGGTGACTGTAGTTTAATCCCGTGGGAATTAGATTCACAGTTAAGTTGAATTGTACCTGGATTTGTTGCACCACCAATTTCTGTTACACCTGTTCCATTTGGATATAGTTGTGTATTACCATTAGCTGCGTCTACAATGTTAATGTAGCTTGAATTTGTTCCTGAGTTTGTAACTAGTTTAAGATCATAAGCACCATTAGAAGATATTTGTCCTACTTCTGATCCACCACCAATAGTAACCTGATCAGTATCTAATATTACATCACCAGTTCCATTTGGTTCTAATTCAATATTACCGTTTGAAGTAGATACAATCTTATTACCATTAACATCTAAGTCACCACCAAGTTGAGGTGATGTATCATCTACAACATCTCCGCCTGTTTGAATTTGAATAATATCTGGATTAGTTCCATCATTTGCTGTTGCAAATAAAATTGCTGTACCTTTATTAGTTGCTGCAAAAGTAAATGTATCACCACTTCCTGATGCGTATTTAAACTGTACTGTGTAAGCACCTGATGTTGTATTTTTTAAAATGTAAAAATTTTCTATATCTAAAGGAATAGTTACAGTTTTATTTTCACCAATAGTTCCTGTAAACTCAATCATTCTAGCTTGAGCTGTTCCAGTTAATGCACCATCTGCAACTGTTAAAGCAGTAGTTGCTCCTGAAGCAATTGAAACTGCTTTATAACCGCCAAGAACTTGTTCTATAAGATCTAAGTTTGCGTTTGTTTTTGTTCCCCAAGTACCAGCATTTTCGCCAGTTGCCATTTTTTCTATACCAAGAGGTGTATATGTTGATGCCATAAATTTTATCTCCTATTACGCAGCGTCAGTATAACTTGTATTTGATCCAGTTGCAACACTTGAATAATTAGTATTCGAACCTGTTGAAACTCCGTTATAATTGGTATTTGAACCAGTGTCAACATCTTGATAGTGTATAATAAATGGTTCTCCAACCGTTGCTGTCATTGTAAATGTTGGTAATCCAATTACTTGATCTTTAGGATCTATACTACCAATAGCAGAACTAAATGATACTCCTGTTAATCCCATCATTTGATCAGGAACATCAACAATTGTTCCTATAGAAGCACTCATAGATACACCAGTTGTTGGTACAACTACTGATCCTGTTCCTTCAACAAAACCTACAGCAGATGTAATAGACAATCCAGTTGGTGCTACTGCATCGTTTGGAACAACCACGGATCCTTGTTGTGATGTAACTGTAAATGTTGGTAAAAGAATTTCAACAGCATTGACTGCAGTAGCAGTTCCTTGTTGTGATGTAATAGATAAACCTGTAACCGATACATCTTCGTTAGGTGCAAATGCTGTTCCTTGTTGTGATGTAACTGTAAGTGTAGGTGCTCCAACAACTTGATCTTTTGGATCAATAACACCAATAGCTGATGTAACTGATAAACCTGTAACACTTACTGGAGCATCAATAACAGGAAGTGCATATCCTTGTAGATCATTAATGGTAAAACCGTTTGGTTCAACTGTTACACCTATAACATTTGAAATTGTACCCAGTGTAGAATTAAATGAAACACCTGAAAGAGCTACAGTTGCATCTCCTGAAATTGTTACAGAACCTACGCTTGAAGTAATTGATAATCCAGTTGGTTGAACAACCGCATCTGAAAGTTGACCCCATTCATCTTCACCCCAAGATTTTGCGCCCCAACCTTGTTTTAAAGTTGTAGCTTCGTTCCAATTAGCCTGTCCCCAGGTTAATCGACCCCATCCAGAAGAAACGTCGGGCACGGTGACCCTCCTATGCTAATCTTATGATTGCGTTTGATGAATCGTTTGCAGGAAACTGTATTTCAAAAGTTCCGTTAGTTGCAGTTTTATCAGAACCAAAAGCGATAATACAAACAGCATCAGTTGTATTTGAACCACCATTGGTTGTTGTATTATAAATCATTGCACCATTTGCAGTGAATGAAGCTGATGTAAATGAAAGATCAGAAAAATCCGTAAATGCAGTTGTTGAAGTTAAACCACATCCAGTATTTGTTAATGCTTTACCACCAGCAGTATATGCTGATCCAGATGTATTTGAAATTTCGTTTGAAGTTGAATAGTCAGTTGTTGCTGCACCTAAAGATGCTGAACTTGTAAATAATGCTAATTTAAAAGTATGACCACCAGACCCTGAAGTTTGAAAGTCATGTTTACCTTCTAAAAGTTCTTGTTTAAAACTTGAACATATTGCTGATGTTATTGCCATAATTTTTTTCTCCTATTAAGGTGTCGGTGAAGGAACTTTAATACGAACTGTACCATCCGTGTAGTCGTCCCTTTTACGTCTACCAAGTTGTTCTGCTGCGAACTTCTCTACCTCTTGTTTATATTTATTTTCATATAATGTCAACATATCTGTTGGACCTTTTAAATAAGAAAATGCCTCTACTAAGCAAGCATATAATAAGCCATTTGGAAAATATTGACTTACATAAGTTGTAGTATTTGAACCCGATAATCCAGTTGGAATTGCTTCATAGTGTATCTTAAATTCATAAGTAGTATCTGGTGCAGGAGATAATAATAATGTTCCTGAAGTAGTATCAGTTATACCTGTAGCTCCACCAAACATAGCATAATATTTTGGTTTAGCTCTAGCTGATGTTTCTGTAGATGATACATATTCCTGTATATAAGATTCATCTTTTTTCTCTAACCAATCACTTGCACCTGTTGTAGATGTAGTTGAATCATAAACCTGTACACCTTTTACAAATAAAGTTTTAGCTGGTACGTTAATTGTATTTTGTCCCGTAACTAAATTACCAATAGATTGTTTTTTATATGCATCAATAGGTACATCTCTTAAAATTCTAAGTTCAGAATTTTCAATAAATTGATCTGTAATAGTAGCAGTTAAAACGTTTGTATCCGTTTCAGTATAATTTTGTATTGCTGTTGTTAATGTTGCGTATGTAAATCCTGCCATATTATCCTCGTCTTATATTTACTGGACCTGTAGTAATTGTAGTGCCACCCGATCCTGAATCAGTTGCTGTTGCATTAGATACAGTGCTAAATGTAAATTGACAACTGTAAGAAACTGAATCAACAGTTCTTGTTAATCTAGTTACAACAAATGATCCAAATACTTTTGCACCAGATGAATGTGTTCCAGCCGTAGTTGTTGGCTGTCTTACACCGTATATTATACCAGAAGTCCCTCTAGTACAACCGGTTAAATCGTTGCTGCTTTTGCCTGTGTATTGAATAACCTCATCTGCAATATTTCCTACTTTCACAGGGTCTGATGTATCCGAAGATGTTAAAACTTTTTGTATTACAATATATCCACTAGTTGGAAATTTAGATGCATCTGTTAATGAAATAGTTGTGGCTGATGCTGAAATACCTGCACCCAAAGTTGTTTCTGTTTGAAAATTGCCTACTGTTAAACCACCTATATCACTTTGTAAATCGGATATTCTTACTACATCACCTGTTTTATATGGATTAGTATCTGCAACTTTTGCTTCTAAAGTAGAATTAACTATTGGTCCCATAGTTACAGTCATGGTTCCTGATCCACTTGTTGCTGATATAGAATTATCTGGTGCAATAATTGTAGTTGCAGGTTCAACTCTTGCAGGTCTAGCTTGAGGTAAACCTTGAGCATCTGCTCCGACAGGTTTTGGTTGTAGCTGTGGCTGCTTAGGTTCAAATTCTGAAATATGAACTCTTGCACCATTCCATTCTCTAACCATTTCTGTATATGGAAAAGCTTGCCCTGATCTATCTGATATGAACTGAGCGTATTTACCTTTTGAAAACGCTGTCATTAAGTTCCTGGGTAATAAGTTTTAGGTGTAATGTA